AATGTGTGACCTAGGTATACGTGCTTTCCCTCACCAATAGTAAAGTTTGGTTTCGTAACTTTTTTTGCCCACCAAACAATAGAGCTATCGGCTTTCCCCTTAGTGGGTCCTTTATCGTTGTTTAGTCCGCCCATTGAAACCTGAAATCTAAAATTTCTTTTTGGTTCTTTAGGTCCGTTTCCTGTCCAAAATGCCATTATTAAGTTCTCCTATTTAATTATAATTAGTTGGCTATACGAATTCCGCACCAGAATTCGTAATTACAAAATCAACTGCTATAAATTCTATTGCTCGTGCTGGCTTTAAGAAAATCTTAGCATACATGATGTTTCGATCAATTAGATCCGGAGTTGTTGTAGTTTCATCTAGAACAACTCTAAAATCTGTAAGTCCAAATCGATTCTGAATAGAAGCCAAAATTGGTTCTGCTTGTGATTTGAATCGATTGAAGGTTGCTTGAACTCCTGGCTCAAAGAGAAGGTTGCGGGCAACTTTTCCAATTTCTGCTTTAATAAAGATCATCAAACGGCGAACGTTAATACGATCTAGAGCAGATGGAGTTTGTTGAAGGGTTTTTTGTCCAAATATAACAACACCTTCATTTGGGAATGTTGCAATTGGGTTAATTCCAACTTCATACAATTTGTCTCGGTCTCTTGAGTCAAGACGTTGACGTGCTTGAATTACAGGAGGTCCAGATGGTCCACCTAGATTTCCAAGTCCACCACGGTTAAATCCAGCTGGAGCAAACCATAATTCAGAATTTCTCTCAGATTGAGCAAGAGCACCGAATCCTGCTACAGATGACGGAACCCATACACGTTCACCGCTGTTAATGTTGTCTTGAATCTGAACTGCTGGATAATAAGTCGCAGCATAAGAAGAGTCAATTGACAAGTTCTTAAGATTAGAGACAGCAGAATCTACAGTGCCCAAACGATTTTCTTCTGAGTTTGTTGATTCATATACTGAAGTATAATCACCTTCAAGATCAACAATAGCTAGCATGTCTTTTCTTGTTTCTGCTAAATTAATAAGCCTATTTGTAACCAAAGACTTCTTGAGGCCCGGAGCAATAAGAAGATTAGCAGGTACAAGTTCAGAATCAGATACAGAATCAATAGCTTTATTAATTGTATATTGACGATAGTTTGTTTGTTCTGCAAGAGTATCTCCAATTTGATCATTTGCAAACGGTTCAATTTGAGTTACATCAAGCCCGTCAAATCCACCAAATAATGGAGCTACAAATTGCTTAACACCGAGATCAAATAGAGGCTGAATTGTTCCGCTAACAGCAGTAAAAGATTCACCTGCTGTATGAGATCCTGATTCCCAAGTAACAACGTTGCCTTCATTAACTCTAATATCATCTAGAGAGAATACAAAAGAATATTCAAAATCACCAGATGGAGAAAATTGACTTGATGCATAGTTCGTTGGAAGTGCTTTAACATAATCACAATATCCATAATCATGCACAGTAGAGTTCTGTGCAATCTTTGGACGAATACCAAAGTGAACACGATAAGGGTTAGCAGAGAATCCATCAGACCCACTTTGTCTCAAAGGAAGCGATGGAAACTTAAATGACGCTACATTTATTCCTGTTCCAAGATCAGCCATATTTCCTGCATTACTGCCTTGCGGTACTGTTCCACTTACAAATGCACCAGCAAAGTCACCAGAACCATCAAATTTTTGTGGCTGTGTTGCACCGGCCAATAGTTCGAATCCTCTTGGACGACCAGGCCCTAAAAATCCAACTGGGAGCATTCCTTTCATATCTAAGCGTTTATCGTGAAGTTCAACCCTAATATAGTCAGATTGATTTTCAAACTCTCCATATGATTTGTATTTTCTATCTTTTTCATTCCACAACATATACATATCACCAATTCTTCGTGAAACATAGTTAGGTGAATTTGGGTCAAATGTTAGATTAGTATAAGATTCTAAAACAGTTCCATCAACAGAAATTACTTTCAAAGTAAATGATCCGTAGTTATAAGCCAACGGATTAACAGGAGTTTTCAAATCTTCAATTGTAATCATAATTTCTTTTTGAATTTGAGCACCTTCATGAAGAGAACAAAGTCTAAATAATTTTTGTTGTTCTTGTGCTTTAAAAGCAGAATAGCTAGATTTATTATAGTCAATAAAATAACCTGTTTTAGAATATGCTGCTGCTGCTTTATTATAGCCCCAGTTACCAACAGCTGTGCCTTCATTTGATACGTGCAAAGGTAAAAGAATACCAAGCTGATTACCAGCCCCAGTAGAGGTTACAGTATCTTTTAAAGAACGATCAAATGTTTCTCCAAGCCAATAAGATTTAGCATCTGAGGCATTTTTAAGAACAGAAGAATTAACCTTATATGGTGTTGTGTTAAAACGATTACGAATATATTTATTTGAGTTTTGATCAAAGTTAAATGTAATAGACTCAACAACTGTTGATGATGGGGTTGCATCAATATCAGTTGTTTTATAGATGTTTAATTTAAATTCATTTGTTGCTGTTGATTTAATTAAACAACTAGCGCTTACTACTGTTGCAGATGTACCTGCTTTTTGCCCTTCTAAAACCAAATATCCTGAGTCACAATAAAAAACAGCAGCAAGGGTACCATTACCTGTTGGTGCTTGACCGGCAGCAGCGATAGAAGCTCCACTTATTGTTATATCAGCTGATGATTTAGCTAAAGCCAAAGAGCTTGTATCGCGATTTGTTATTGTTAATATTGCTCCATCTTGATCAACATTAATATCAAGTGTGCCATCAGTAATTTTCTGTCCTACAACAGCAGCCGCAAGAATTGCTAAATCATTTAAAGTTGTAACAACATCAGAATCATAAGTTATTGCGATATGAGCAGGATCAGCAGTAGCTGAATTTACTTTAGTATTTACAAATTCAAATACAGTGGAACCAATTGTAAAAGTAATCGCATCATAATTATTAGTACCGGATGAAGCCAGTGTAATTGTACCTGTATTTCCTTTAGCGACTTTTGACTCATCAATAACAAATAAACCATACGCTGTTGAATTTGTTGTTCTTTCTGTTGTTGGAATAGAAGTATTCAACATCCATCCAGCGCGACCAGCATTGCTTCCAGGGTTAGGATGTTGATCTCCCATCAAACGAACAACCGTTACAGGAGATGTCTCAGAAGCTAACCATGCTTGAGCAGCATAAGCAGCATAAGTTGGAGCAGAAAGGTTTGCGCCGTCTCTCCAAACGTCACCTTGCAGTGAAGAACCACCGGGAACGGGTGTTCCAAATACTTGCACAAAATCTTCAAGGGACTTAACTTTGACAGGTTTCATACCTGGTCCTTTTCTAAATCTTCCAATGACAATTGGGCCGTCTGCGTCAACTTCCGCAGGTAAAATGGATTGATCAACCTCTGTTAGCTGTATACCGGGTGATATAAAATCAAATTTTTTAGGCATTAATGAATCTCCTTTAAATCAATATTCTCAATAAATAGTTTGTTTATTATTCAATGGACGTTATTATCTTAAACCCTTTAGGAATTTCTTTAAAAACCTGTTCGTCCTTTGGGATTTTAATTTCTACGATGTTTTCTTTCTTAATAATAGTTGGTCTCTCATTGTTCTTATCACCATTACCAACAATGAAGCCAAGCACCTTAATTGTTATCTTTGTTTCAAATTTTCTCTCGTCTTGACCAAGATTTGTTAGATTATCACTCTGTGCAAATGAGGCATCAATAAAAGCTTCAAAAACATTCTGATCTTTATTCATAACAAAGTGGTTAATTTGACCAGTTCTTGATATAAATGGCGCAACCATATCATTCATTTGTTGTCTGTATTCAGATCTCAGTGTTATGTCATACATAGCTTTAACATAAACAGGAATAGGTATATAATACACATCATACACTTTTTTTATTGTGTCGTTTGGTAAAATTTTGCCTTTGTTCTTCTTGCGAGACTCCGCAGCAGCTAGAGCACTAGTTTTTTCTTGATTTAACACAGAAACCGTCTTGTATGCACCGTTTTTATAGTCTCTAGGTCCCCTAGGGTGCTCTAAGTGCGCTTGAATGCCGCCTTTGAATGTTTTATCTTTTTCTAAAGATGTTCTATTAACAGAGATCAGAGGTAATTTTAATTTTCCTATTGAATCTCTCACACTTCTATCATTTTTAATCTGATATGCTCTCTCAGCACCAGTCCAAATTACAGGAACTTTGTACATACCTTCATTATTTGTTGTGTGAATATTAAATGTTTCATCAATATACTCATATAAAGAAACATCAATGTCTTCAATTGTTGCAAATTTCTTTTTAATATTTGTTATTTCTTTATGTTCCATTGAATAATCCATCTCTTGATCTTATACACTCAGCTTGAACTTCAAATCTATGCTCTACTTGGCCAAATAGAAGTTTCATCTCAGATAATTTAACTATTTCATAAAATATTTCTCCATATTTTACAAAATCTCCTTCTCTTACAAATAAATCTTGATCTTCAGTTAAACGTCTTTTATGAAAATTAATTTTTATTTTTGTTGATTTATCTACGGATATATTTTCCATATCTGCTGTTTCTACACCGTTATATTCTATCAATGCATGCACACGAACAGGTGGAAGAAACGTTTTTTCTATTGCTTCTCCGTAAATTGGGT